ATTATGCTAAAAATACTAAAACCAGTACTACTAAAATTCTTTACCACTACTGCTGTAAAGAGATTAGTAGTCGATCTGCTTAGAGCTATCTGCAAACAAACTAGCAACACGCTAGATGATCGTGCTGTGGATATGTTGGAGCAACAACTATTCCCAAAGTTGAACTGATATGAACCATAAAGAATTTTTTGATGTTCTTATTGGTAATCCTCCACCTGAAATAGAGTTGGAAATAGAAATTAAATGCAGGGAGGTTAAAGAACTACCAGACTTTGTTATCAAAGACTATTGTTGTGACCTTGTAAAACAGATAAGACTACAAGATATGTTGCTAATGGCATCACTTATAAAGATTTCTGAAGCAGAAACTAGGAATTATCACCTTGAGAGAGAGCTAAGACAATATAGAAAGATACAAAAACAAGGATTACTAGGTAAAATTAGGTATGTATTGTTTGGCAATAGAGCTAAAAAGTGATTATATTAAACAAAAAAGCTAGTAATTATGGATAGAAACTTAAAATTACTAAAGACCATACACTATGAGTTGGCTAAACATATACTTGATCTGATAAAAAGTGGCGAAGCAAAGGCAGGAGACTTAAACGTAGCTAGACAATTCCTAAAAGATAATGGTATCGAGTGTATTCCTGTAGAAAATAATCCAATAGAAGACCTTATGAACAACTTACCAGACCTAGAGACTATCCCTTCTAGCGAATTATAATTGCAGGAACTACCAGAAAAGCTACTTGACTTTAGATATTTCTTAATCGTTACTTGGAGACATCTAAACCTACCAGACCCTACACCTGTTCAGCTAGATATAGCAGAATATCTACAACATGGTGCTAGAAGAAAGATCATACAGGGGTTTCGTGGGGTAGGTAAGAGTTGGATTACTTCTACTTACGTTGTTTGGCGACTAAGGATAGACCCACAACTAAAGTTTCTTGTGGTATCTGCCAGTAAAGACAGGGCTGATAACTTTACCACTTTCACTATGCGTCTTATAAACGAGATGCCTATATTAGCTCCACTAATCCCCAGAGATGACCAGAGAAACAGTAAGGTAAGTTTTGATGTAAGACCTGCCAGTGCCGATCACGCACCCTCCTGCTCCTCTAAAGGGGTTTTATCGCAGCTTGCAGGGAGTCGTGCTGATGAAGTTATAGCAGATGATTGTGAAGTGCCTAACAATTCCTTTACACAGCCTATGAGAGACAAACTAAGCGAAGCTGTAAAAGAATTTGAAGCCATACTAAAACCAAATGGAAAAATTACCTTTCTTGGTACACCACAAGTAGAAAACAGTTTGTACCTGACGCTAGAAGAACGTGGCTATGAAACACGAATATGGACAGCTAGATACCCAGAACTAAAAAACAACTACGGAGATCGCCTTGCTCCACGTCTTGCCAAAAATTTATCAGAAGGAATTGTAGAACCTAAAGACCCTGTTGACCCTATAAGGTTCTCAGCCATTGATCTAATGGAGCGTGAAGCGTCTTATGGGCGTTCAGGGTTCAATCTACAGTTCATGCTTGATACGACCCTCTCAGACCAAGATAGATACCCCTTAAAAATTAACGACCTAGTAATTATGTCGGTCAATAAAGAATACGCACCTGAAAAAGTTATATGGTCTAACTCTCCTGAGTATGTAATTACTGATTTACCCTGTGTTGGATTCAATGGAGACAGGTATCATAGACCTGCACAGGAGTTCGGAGACTACATTGAATACACTGGTAGCGTAATGTTCGTTGACCCCTCTGGTACAGGTAAAGACCAGACAGCTATATCCTGCGTAAAAATGCTAAATGGTAACTTATTCGTCACAGAGTGCTTTGGTTTGTCAGGAGGTTACTCCGATAAAGTTCTAGAACGCATTGCTAGAACCGCAAAAGTCAATAAAATCAACACAATAATCGTAGAACAGAACTTTGGTGGCGGTATGTTTTCACAATTACTAAAGCCTTTCCTAATGACTTACCACCCTTGCGAAGTAAAAGACGTGCGAAATACCAAAACTAAAGAATTACGCATAATAGATACCCTAGAACCTGTAATGAACTCTCATAGGCTCATAATTGACCGCAGAGTTATAGATAATGATTTTAGATCAAACCCTGAAGAAACTCCTGAACGTAGATTAAAATTACAACTTGCTTATCAACTTAGTCGTATCTCTAGAAATAAAGGTTCTTTAGTACATGATGACCTTTGTGACTCACTTGCAGGTGCAGTTGCATACTGGACAGAATATATGGCTCAGACAGAAGACTTGAACATATCCAAACGTAAAGATGAACTCTTAGCAGTACACCTCGATAATTGGGGTTCTCTACTGAATAACACCATATCTCAATCTGCTATGGGTATGACTCCTCAACAGATAAGAAATTCTAATGTATCTGATGATGGTTTCATAAGCGGAGCTTATTAGGTTGCACTATAGGAGAAAGATACCTCTCCTCACACTAAGATTACACTAGGATTATCTGAGTGGCGTCTATCACTCTGTACAAAGATTTTCCTGTGTGATCTTATCCAGAAAAAAATTTGGTGAAAAAATCTGAAGGCCTTTACACTCTCTCGGTCTTGTCGTTACCCCCTATAGATTTATTTTTTTTCTTTTGATTTCTTGGTAAATAGTCTATAAATAAGTCAAAACTGCTGCTATCACTACAGTTTGAGAATATTACTACTATTCTTGAGGCTCTTTATTGGTCAAAATTTCTAGGTTGTATTTGTTTTTCTTTTTAATCGGTATGGGGCATGGGTCAAAAGAAATAAATAAGGGTCTAGGGATTCAAAAAGATATAGGGATTAAGACCAAAAGAAACAACAGAATAAAAAGAAGTTAAAAGGTAGTACAAAAATAAAAAAGTGTTTATCAGGTAGACCAATACATTTGTACTATCTTCAATGATACCAAGGGATTACAGCGACAACTTAACAAACAGTAATATTATTTTGTACTACTTTGATGAGTACAAAAGGAGCAATCAAAAAGTATATATATATATTATTTATATTAATTACTTGACATACTGTATTCAGTATGCAATCTTAATAATGTACCTTGAAAAATAAATACTTGGATTGGCGGAGCTATTGGGCTGTCACTTGCGTCAGGCACGCTCTCATACTGATACGAATTAAGGTCGGGTGGGAACTGAGGTTACGCTCCACAAAAAGAGTATTTCATAACTACTAGCAGCAAATTGGCAAGGCTCACTTGCTAGTAGTCAAAACCTGAAGGTTTCTAGGAAGGATTTATGACCCTTCCTTGAAGTCCTCAAGACTTCATTCTTTATCAAAAAAAACCATGACTATTTCATCAAAACCAAGAGTAAAAGTTGAAGAAGAAATCCTTAACGATTTCATGAGAATCCTTGAAGAAAACAAAGACTCTCGTAATCCTTGGTCAAAACCTTGGACACCTAGCTCTTCGGAAGGCCACATTAATTTCCTTACTGGTAATCGTTATCAGGGCATGAATGTAATTATCTTGGAGATGTATCAATTCTCTAAGGGTTATGAATTGCCTTGCTGGATTGGCTATCAGCAAGCTAAAAAAGAATTTAATTGTGTGCCTAAAAAAGGCTCAAAGGCTGCAAGAATCGTACGCCCAAATCCAATACGGATTGACGCCAAAGATGACAACGGAAACCCTATTCTTGACAAAGAGGGCAACCCTGAATTTTTCATGAAAATGACTTTCAAGGGTGCAACTGTTTTCAATATCGCTGACCTAGTCGGACTTGATGACAAAGCTCAAGAAAAGCTAGATCAAAAGATTGCAAGCTTCAAGACTAAATGTGTTGAAAATGCAAGGCCACTGGCTGAGAGATGCAAGGAAGCTCATGATCGTTTAATGATCTTCAAAGATGAGCTAAAAGGTTCTCTCAATCATGGCTCAGATAGTGCTTACTATCGTGACGATATTGACTCAGTGACAATGCCAAATCGTGAAGACTTCAAGAGTGATGAAGCCTATCTTTCAACACTTGCTCATGAGTTCGCTCATGCTACAGGTCACAAGGATAGATTGAATCGTAAGTGGTTAAACAACTACTCTCAGTACAGGCCACAAGAGGAGCTAGTAGCTGAGTTCTCAGCAGTGCTAATTGCTAACAGATTGCAGATCACTTGCGATACTCAGAACCACGCTTCCTACCTTGGCGGTTGGGCTTCAAGAATTAGAGATTCTAAGAACCCTGCTCAAGAGTTATTCAAGGTCTTTGCTTACGCTTCCAAGGCTGCTAATACAGTACTTGGCGAAGCTTAATCAAGAAGGTTTCTAGGAGGGCTGTAAAGCCTTCCTTGAAGCACTCTCGCTTCATTCTTTATCAACTAAAAAACCATGAATTTATTTGACGCTGTTCCACACTTTGTAAGACAAGAATTGCAGGGTGTTGATATTGATGAACTCTCAAGGTTTGAATACTTAAAAATTCTTACCTACATTGAGACTCTTGTATGGGCTGAGATTTCTATAACACCTAATCGTTTTAATAGAAGTCAGGTTCTAACAATGATTCAAAACGCTGCTAATTTAATCGCAGAAAATCCTAGTAAATTTGAAGAAGTACTAGGTTAAATCAAGATGATTTCTAGGTGGGCTGATAAGCCTACCTTGAAGTCTTCATGACTTCACTCAAAAAACTACAGGAGAAAAAATTATGGGATTCAATCCTACAATGTTCGATCATCAAAGAGCTTTCGCAATAGCTCTTTCTACCAACAATAGAGTTGGTCAGATGATGAGAGCAGGACAAGAAATTATGTTCATGTATGGAACTGATACAGAACTATGTTTCAAGAATGCTTTTACTAGACAAAGCTTCACTCTTAACTACCAAGGGCAGGAGGTTTAAAAATGAAAGCAGGTTACTATCTCAAGTGGGCTGAAAAGTCTTTCAAGATTCTTGATAAGTTTCACTCAAGAATGTATGAACTATGGGAAGCTTCAGATGAGACTCAACATTTTGATGACGACCTCAACTGTAGGCATCATGATCTTGAAAGAGCTTTAGATGATGACAACTATGACCGCCTAGGTTATGACCGCAACGGATATTTCTTACAGCTACAAAGGAAAGATGAATCAATCCAAGGCTGTGATGATCGGGTCAAATATTATCTTGATGAGATCAAGAATCTTAAAGACAAGATCAAGAGAACCAAAGAGAAAAAAGAGAATCTTAAAACCGAAAGGGAGCAGATGATCTTGGACTTCGATATGGACTACAAGACCATAGAGAAGAGACTTTCCGAAGAGTACCCAGAGTTCTTTCCAGTTGACTAGTTGAAGCACGCTTGCAAGCTCTTCGGAGCTTGCCTGAGTGACTCATTACTCACTCACATTTAAACCTTAAACGATAGGAGTTAAGTACTATGTACTACGGAAGAAAAGGGAACTCAGTTCCTTTCTTGAATCCAACTGTATGGTTGGGTCACAAGTCAGATAAGATTCCCAAAGATGACAAGACGTTTTATTTCTACCCTTGCATCAAAGTTCATCAAGCTTTAACAAGTAAAAGATGGACAGCTACCTTTGTTAACTATGGGGCTGACAACATAGTTAGTAAAAAGAAAAATGATGAGTCCTTATCTGAGTTTGAAAATGCTAAACTTGTTTGCTATCAGTTGATGGCTAGACAGACCAAGCATAAGAACAAGAGAGGTCTAATCATAGGGGCAGGATACGATTATGACTATTGGTATTTCATAATTGACAGCCTAACAACAACGGATTGACAACTTAAATTCATTCGGGCATACTGTATTCAGGTATGCCCTTTTTCATACCCACCAACCAACCAAAACACAGGAGGAAAATCTAATGGTTGACCACGATTACAGAGATGACATCAAACAAATTGATGATGGTCTAATTGGTATTCAGATTACCAAAGAAAATGCTAAAGACATTTCTAAAATCTGGGAAGCTCTCAAGTCTGTACCTGCCCCAAAGAAAGGGGAAGTATGGAAGTACAGAGGAGAGATGTCTTGACAAGATCAAAGCACGCAATCTTTATGGAGCTTGATTGTATTCTCCATAGGGCTGCACAACTTACCGATAGAAACTTCACTATCATTTTGCCCTCTGATGAGGAGGGCAATCTCTTACTTGATGAGTCTATTGAACACTACAAGAAAGAGATTATAAAAACTATTAACCAAATCAAAACGGAGGAACTTTAAAATGCACAAGTCTGAAACAGTACACGTCTTTCCTGAAGATCATTTTGAATCTTTAGAATTTGTATGTCATGAAGATGGAATCTTTGATGACAGATCAATAGGATACATTTCGGCAACTGACATAGCAGGAGATGAGGTTCATCTCCCTAACGTCAAGAGTCCTGCTGTAGTTAAATTCTTTGCTGACTTTATAGAGCTTGACAATGTGTTAAGAGAGAAGGACAAAGGGAATGTAGCAACCAAAGAAACCATGAATTACCTAAGAAAAATTCATAAGAAGATTGATGGTTGGATACAGCAAGAGAAGGAGGACAAGTAACCTATGGCTGTTTGTCCTAACAAAGAGTGTCGCAGTACTAATACAAAGTATTTAGATACAAGACACAGACAGGAAAGCAGAGCAACAAAGAAGCCCTATACCTACAGGTCTAGGGTTTGTTTGTCTTGTGGTAAACGCTTTGCTACCAGAGAATATTCCATTCAAGACTTGATTGACTTTGGCAAGCAAGGATACATGGAGATGATTGACGACCTAATTAAAAACAACTAACCAAAAGGAGACAATGAAAAACAAAGTACCAACACTCAAGGAAGCTGCTTTCATAACCTACAAAAGGAGAAAGAACGGAGACATCTCAGCTAAAGATTTTCTCAACAGCATGAACCATAATGTTGAAGCTCTTGGGAACGTACCTGTAAATAAAATAACTACAAGTATGATTAGCAAGATGAATGACTACAACAAAGCAAGACCCAACTGCAATGAAGTAGTTAATAAAAAGATGGGGCATCTCAAGTTAGTACTTGATGATTGCAAAGATGATGGACACCTAGCAATGCCTGAGTTTCCCAAGCCACTGAGGGTAAAGAAAAACAAGAAGGTTCACTACCTAACAGATGACATGGAAATTGAGCTATTGGATAAGGTCACAGAGCTAGGACATGATGAGCATAGAGATGTATTCAAGTGCTTGATTGATCTAGGGTGTAGGGTCATGGAGCTACTCACTCTTGAGAAAAGATTTATTGACTTTGAAAAGAATCAGATTACATTTCAGTACAGGAAAAACGGAAGGCCAAATACTGTACCAATGAGTAACAAAGTAAGAGATATTATCAAGCCATACTATGACAAGTGCAATACCTTGGATATAGTATTCGACCATAATTATTATTGGGCTGAGAGTGTGTTCAGTAAGGTCAAGAAAGAACTAGGTTATCAGCAACACAAGTGGTACAGGATACATCTCTTTAGAGATACAGCAGGGTCAAGATTAGTACAACGTGGAGTACATCTCTTGATAGTCAGAGATTGGTTAGGTCATGAAGATGTAAAGATGACCGAGAAGTATTCTCATCTTGCCCCTAACTCTATGCACTCAGTAGTGGAGGTATTGAACTAATGAAGTTTACCGATAGCCAAATCTTTTTTATTAATAAATCAATTATGAAAGAGTTAGAGAAACAAGAAAAATTTTTAAAATACATACAAGATTTAGCAGAGAAAGAAAACAATTTAAAAACTAAAAGAATTTACAATAGGTCAATCGAATATTGTATTAAGGGAATAGAAGAGCTTGAATCATTGAGGGATAAGATCAATGAGTGAACCAAGCAAGAAACAACTAGAGCTAGAGCAAAGTATCTTTAGCATCTCAGGGTATAACAAGATCAGTAAGAATAATAAACTCAGGGAGCAGGGCAGGGAGTCTGAAACTTACTATGCTCGCAACATGATTGAAGCAGGGCTAGAGGAATTAACAAAGCAGACTCAGAACTATATATATAAATCTTTGAGTGGACAAGTAGGAGTTAAATCGTTAGCTGCTTTATACCTAAATCAATTCCCTGATATTGACGTGGTTTCTTTTATAACTTTCAAGGTCATCATAGACAACGTATCGCTAGGCAAAGTAACAACACAGGTAGCTATCAATATAGGTCAGATGTTGGAAGATGAAATGCGATACACAATCTTTGAAGAGCAAGACCCTAAACATTTCAAAGCAATCCAACATCATACCAGAGATACAAACCACCAAGGTTATAAAAAGAATATGGTTAGATCACACATGAGTAAGAAGGGCATAGAGTTTAAGACTTGGAGTAAAGAAAACAAACTAAAAATTGGTATGGTTTTGATTGACTTGGTTGTTAATCATATTGGAATGATAAAGCTAGTAAACAAAAGGGTTGGCAAGACTACTACTTCATGTGTGGTCTTCACTGATGTAGCTGACAAGTGGATAAGAAAGAACAGAGCCAACCGCATAGCTGCTTATCCTTTATATCTTCCTTGCTTTGATAAGCCCAAACAATATACAACTTTATTTGATGGAGGTTACTACACAGAGAGACTCAGGACTTCAGCTATCAAGACTACTAATCAAGAGACATTAAAAAAGTTACAAGAAGAAAACTTAACAGTATGTCTAAAGGCTCTAAACCTTGCGTCACATACTGCGTGGGGGGTAAATAAATTTGTGTTTGATATTCTTGTATATTGTTGGGAAGAAAGAATAGAAGTAGGGGGATTGATTGATAGAGAGCCACTTGAATTACCAGTAAAGCCTGAAGGTTTTGGAGAAGATAAAGAGGTAACAAAACAATGGAGTTACCACGCAGGTTTAATTCATGATACAAACCACGCTAACAAAGTAAAGAGATTCCAAATACTTTCAATGATAGACACAGCGAAAAGTTATCTTGGCGAAAAATTTTTTCACGTTTATCAAATGGATTTTACTTCAAGACTTTATCCTGTAACTGCACACTTCCACCCACAGGGAACTGATATTGCCAGAGCCTTACATCAATTCTATGAAGGTGCTGTTATCAAGACTAAGAAAGATGCAGATTGGTTGGCGATAGCAGGAGCAAATGCTTTTGGTTATAACAAGTTGAGCTATGACGAAAGGCTAGAGTGGGCATACATAGAAGGCCAAGACTTTGCTGAACAGGTAACACTTAACCCACTGGACAATATAGATATATGGGGTCAAGCGAAAGACCCTTGGCAATTCCTTGCTTGGTGTAAGGAGTGGTATGAATTTTGTCAGGTAGGATTGAAGGGTAAATATGTTTCACGTTTCTGTTGTTGTCTTGATGGTACTAACAATGGATACCAACATATCGCAGGGTTGATTTCATCTCAAGGACTAG